CCTTACTTGGGAAATGTGGGGTCATGTCCTCCGAGCAGTATCTGCGGAATGGAATCAGCGGGACGACGTCGCGCCCGACGATATCCGCCGACCGCCCCGCGCCGCAGGAGGTGACCGAGAGCCCGTTCACCGATGGCCGTTTCTGGGGCGATGAGTTTTTCGGGTTCCAACCGCTTCGCGTGTCGACCGCCGAGCAGGCCGCCCAGAATGCCGCCGTCAATTTCTGCTGTTCGACGATCGCGGAGGTGGTCGGCAGTCTGCCGCTCGAAGTCTACGATGGGGACGCCCTCGCGGTTGATTTCGCACTCGCTGACGTGCTGGCCTATGCGCCGAACCCGCTCCAGGTGGGTGCCGAGTTCTGGTCGGCGATGGCCTTCTCGAACGCGTTGCGGGGCTGGGCTTTCGCTGAGCCGGTCATGATGACGTCGGGATTGGCGCTATGGCCGCTGTCTCCGGTCCGCTCGGTCCCCGAGTGGGGCGAGCGCTCGCTGCGCGTGACCTATACGCCCGAGGCCGGGACGAGCCGCGTATTGGGCCCGGCTGACCTGTTCTGGTTCACCAACAGCTCCGATGGCCGTGTGGAGCCTATGGCGCCCTGGAAGATGGCGAAGGGCTCGATCGACTTCGCGCTCGCAGCCGAGAATCATGGACGCACGTCGTTCCAGAACGGCAACCGTCCGGGCGGCACCCTCGAGAGCGATCAGGTGTTGGGGGACGAGGTCATAGATCGCCTCAAAGCCAGCATGCGCGCGTGGCGTAACGGACAGAATGCGGTTCTAGAGCAGGGGCTGAAGTACAATCCGGTCCAGGCGAGCAACAAGGAAAGCACCTTGCTCGAGCTGATCGAGCAGCTCGTCATCCAGTTGTCGCGCTACTGGCGGATCCCGCTGTCGCTGATCTCGCCGGCCCTCGCCGGCAAAGCGCAGTCGGAACAACAGTCGGCCGACTTCGTGAAATATGTGATCCGCCCGCTGACGCGGCGGATCGAGCAGGCCATCACCGCCCGCCTGTTCACGCCGGACATGCGTCGGCGCGGCCTGCGGGCGAAGTTCAACCTCGACGCCCTGCTGCGGGGCGACAGCTCGACCCAGGCGAAGAACGCGGTGCTCTACCGCACGGCCAGCACCCATTCGGTCAACGAGATCCGCACCCGCGTCTTCGGCCTACCTGAGATCGATGAAGAGTGGGCCAAGGACGCCCGGACGCCCCTCAACAGCAACCGCGCGGCGGACACGACAACGGGCGGCGACACGGCGCCGCAGGACACGGTGGGAACGGAAGATGATTGAAGCTATCGGCGCCCGCACCCTGTGGGCGATGCACCCTGATGCGCTGTGCGACCTGCTGGCGCAGCTGACCATCACCGCCAAGCTGCCCGATTCCCTGAAGGCGCTCGCGTCGATGATGGGCGGGGCCAAGGACGCCAAGGCGCCGGCCGACCCGGTCCGCGACGGCTCAACGCTGGTCGTGCCGGTCCAGGGCCCGACCTCGCCGAAGGGCGGCTATGGCGGCACCTCGACCGAGCGTCTGACCCAGATCGTGCTGGAGGCGGGAGACGACCCCAAGATCGGCGCCATCATCCTGCCGATCATGAGCCCCGGCGGTCTGGTGTTCGGCAACGCCGAGGTGGGAGACGCGGTCTATTCAGTCCGCGCGAAGAAGCCCATCATCGGCGTGGCCAGCCCCTATGCCTTCTCGGCCGCCCACTGGATCGGGACGCAGTGCTCTGCCTTCTACGCCAGCACCAGCGGCGAGGTCGGTTCGGTCGGCATTCGTGGCGGCCATGTCGACATCAGCGGCTTCGAGGACAAGATCGGGATGAAGACGACACTCATCGCGTCGTCGCCCGAGAAGATCGCCGGCCACCCCTATGGCCCGCTGTCGGACGAAGATCGCGACGAGTTGCAGGCCGAGATTGACGCCTGCAACGAGACCTTCGTCGCAGCCATCGCGCGCGGCCGCGGCATCCCCGCCGCCGACGTGCCGAAGATCCATGGCGAAGGGCGCACCTTCTCGGCCGCGAAGGCCGCGCAGCTCGGAGTCACCGATGGCGTCATGACGCTGCGCGAGGCGATCGCGAAATACGGCTCGAGCCGCAACCGCCTGGGGCTGATGCGCCGCCGGGCCGAAATCCAAGGGATGGCCGCCGCCATCTGATCGAATCCGCGCGAGCGGGTGTGAGGGCCGCCCTTGGCGGCCTTTTCTGTTGGGCGAACGCGCCCGTCACTGGCCAATATGAGGAGCTCCCGATGAGCCTGGCTGTTCTGAAAAACGAGGCGCGTGAGACTGCGAAGCGCCTGGAAGACCGTCTCAACACCGCGATCAACGACAATCGCGACCTGACCGCCGAGGAGGAGGCCGCCCAGACCGCCGACGAAGCGACGCTGAAGCGGCAGACCGCGCATATCACCCGCATGGAGGCCCTCAACGCCGACGTCGCGAAGATCGGCGCGAACCCGGCCACCCCGCCCGAGGGCACGCTCACCGTCTCGGCGCAGCCCATTTCCCACGGGCCGGTGTCGTATCGGCAGAACGGCATCATCTATTCGCAGCCGCGCGCGCGGCTCGACGACGCCGGGTTCAAGAGCCTGTCCGAGTTCGCGCAGGCGGTGCGCTTCGCCAACCCGGCGGCGGGCCCCGCTTATCGGATCGACGATCGTCTCGCCGCCCCGGCCAATGTTCAGATGGAAACCGGCGATGGCGCCGGTAGCTATCTGGTGCCGGCCGAATATCGGCAGCAGATCATCGACCTGACCTTCGCGGGCGACGATCCGATGATGAACTTCATCGTCGCCGACCCGACCAGCTCGAATCGTGTCATCGGACTGGGCGACGACGCAACCCCCTGGGGCACGTCGGGCGTGCAGGCCTATTGGCGGGTCGAGGCCGACCAGATGGTCGCCAGCAAGATGTCGCTTACCCCGCGCGAGACGAACCTCAACGAGATCTACGTCTTCGTGAATGCGACCGAGGAGCTGCTCGAGGATGCCCCTCGCGTTGGCACGCTCCTGACGACCAAGTCGGCCGGCGCGCTGCGCTGGAAGCTGTCCGATGCCTGGATGTGGGGCGACGGTGTCGCCAAGCCTCTGGGCTGGATGGCAGCGAACGCGCTGATCAGCGTGGCCAAGGAGGGCAGCCAGGCGGCCGACTCGATCGTGCGCCAGAACGTCGCCAAGATGTTCGCGCGCATGATCAACCCGACGCAGGCGAGCTGGCTCGCCAACGGCGACATCATGCCCGCGATCATGGAGCTCAAGAACGAGGCCAATCAGCCGGTCTGGTTCCCGAACTATCAGGTCGCACCGGGTGGCATTCTGCTCGGCCGACCTGTGCTGTTCACCGAACATTGCGAGACGCTGGGCGACCTCGGCGACCTGCAGTTCGTCAACCCGAACGGGTACGAAGCCTTCCGCAAGCAGAGCATACAGTTCGCGGAGTCGATCCACCTCTATTTCGACTACAATATCCGCGCGTTCCGCTGGGTTTTCCGCGCCGGCGGCCAGCCTGTCCTGAAGGACCCGGTCGCCCCCGCGCACGGCAACAACACCAAGTCGCATTTCGTAGCTTTGAGTGAACGAGCCTGAACCCCACCGCTCAACCAAGGATGAAATCGGCCCGTCGGTGACCCGGCGGGCCCTTTCCCACAGGAGTTAGAACATGAACGCCAATCTCAATGCTTCGGCGGTTGTGGCGGTCCTGGCGGCCATCGACCCCGTCAGCCAGGCCGCGGGCACCGTCACCACCGGCTGGATCGACATGCAGGACTGGTTCCGCGCCATGGCGGTCCTTCAGGTCGGCGCGCTCGGCGCGTCCGCCACGGTCGACGCCAAGTTCGTCCAGGCCAAGGACGGTTCGGGCACTGGCGCCAAGGACATCACCGGTACATCGATCACCCAGATGACCAAGGGGGGCACCGACGACAACAAGCAGGTCGCGATCAACCTGCGCCCCGAGGATCTCGATTTCAACAATGGCTTCCGGTACGTCCGGCTGTCGATCACCGTCGCCACTGCGGCGTCGCTGATCTCGGCCCTCGTCCTCGGCCTCGACGCTCGTTACGGTGCCGCCAACATGAGCGATGCCACGACGGTCGACGAAATCGTCAATTGAGGAGGCTGATCATGGCGATCCAGTTCCTTCAGGACTACACGACCAAGGCTAAGCCGCCCGAGGCATTCACCCTCGGGCAGAAGGTAGAAGGTCGAGACGAGGCCTCCGAGGCCCATTTCGTCAATCGCGGCTACGCCGCCTATGTCGTCGACGGCAAGCTGGTCGATCGTTTCGGCAGGGAAGTGCCGACGCCGAAGGCGGCGAAGGCCGCCGCCGATGCGGCGCCGGGCAAGGGCAAGGGCGCCGGAACCCCCGCGGCAGTGGCCACCACCAACCCGTAATCACGCCCTCCAGCGTGAACCGGCGCCAGCCCGCTTATCCGGCTGGCGCCGCCCAATTCAGCGAGGTGCTAGATGGCTGAACCCGTCTCCCTCGACCTCGCCAAGCAGCATCTGCGCGCTGGCGACGGCGAAGATGTCGTCATCGAGGGCTGCATCGTCAGCGCGCGCGGATGGGTCGAGAACTACACCGGCCAGATACTGGTGGCCCGCCGCATCTCGGAAGCCATCGACAGCTTTGTCGATCCGCTCGTCAGTTGGCCGATCACCGGCGTCTATCAGGTCACCTATGCCGACGCGGGCCGCGCCCGACTGACGCTCGATCCGGACATCTATGACATCGCCGCCGTGCGCCGCCCGGCACGCCTGACCCTCAACGCCGGGAAGTCCTGGCCGGGCGTCGCCGCCGGCCCAGGCCAGATCATCGTCGACGTCGATGCCGGGTATGACACGCCCTCCGACATTCCACCGGGCATGATCCGCGCAATGCTCATGCTGATCGGCGGCTATTACGCGGATCGCGAGACGGGCGGCCTGGCCGCAGATGTCGAGGCCGCCGCGCGCCTGGCATGTGGCGCCCCATCGCGCGGGTGGCGGCTGTGATCATGCGCGCGGGCGTGCTCGACCAGAGGGTCGTCATATGGAAGGCCGGCCTGGTGGAGGACAGCTATGGCGACCAGGTCGAGAGTTACACAGACCTCGATCCGATCTGGGCATCCAGGCGGGCGGTGCCGGGGTCGGAGCGGGTCGCGAATGCGCAGAATGGCGCGGACGCTCCGGTGATATTCCGCATCCGCTGGCGCGCGGATCTCGATCCCGAGGATGTCGACGGCCTCAACCCCAAGGACCGGGTCGAGCATCCGGCGGGTGGCGGCCGGATATATGACATCAAATCGGTGATGCCGATCGGGCGGCGAGAGGCGATCGAGATCATCGCCGTGGCGAGGGCGGGCTGATGGCAAAGGGCGACGTCATCTTCCGGACGAGCGGATTGCGCGAGCTGGACAAGGCGCTGGGCGAGCTGCCCGAGGCCGTCGGCCGCCGGGTCGCGAGGGCCGTATTGATCGAGGCGGGCGAGCCGACGGCCAAGGTCGCGCGGTCCCTGGTTCGCATCTACAGGGGCGATCTGCGGGAGTCTATCGACGTCAGCCCCAATCTTGCCCGTTCGCAGCGGCGCGAATTGACCGGACGGTCGACGACCGAGGTGTATATCGGGCCGGGGCAAAACCCGCAGGCGATCACGGAAGAATTCGGCACCTTCAACCAGGCGCCGCACCCATCGATGCGACCTGCCTGGGATCAGACCCAGATGGAAGTTCTGGCGCGCACCGGCGTCCTGCTCGGGGATGCGATCATCAAGGCCGCGCGGCGGCATGAGCGCAAGCTGGCGAAGCGACAGAAGAAGGGCTGACCGATGTCCGTCACAGCCGCCACGCGCGACCGCCTGAAGGCGGCGGCGCCCGTCGTCGCGATCGCGGGCGACCGGGCGTTCCGGGAGGAGAGGCCGCAGGGCACCGCGCTGCCGGCGATCGTCGTCCACGGCATCACGGCGCCGATCGACTATACCTATTCGGGGCCCTCGGACCTGCAAAGGGCGCGGGTCCAGCTCGACTGCATGGCGGAGAGCGCCGGCGCGGCCGAGGCGCTGGCCGATGCGGCGGTCGCCGCGATGGATGGGCCCGCCGTCCTCGGCGGCATTCGGTTCGTCCAGTCGTTCGTCGCGGATCGGCGCGACGACAGCGGGCGCGGCACAGCCGGTAGCGGCGCCAGCACGGTCAATGCCCTGGTCTTCCGGGCGTCGGTCGATCTTTTCATCTGGTTCAAGCAAGCCTGAAGGAGGGCTGACACATGGCAGGAATTGGTTACGGCGCGGCGTTCTGGCTGCATAATGGCGCGACGCCGGGCGCGCTGACGGAGCTGGCGGAGGTGTTCGCGCTGACGCCGCCGAACGAGCAGGTCGACGATGTCGAGACGACGCATTACAAATCGCCCGGCCGCACCCGCGAATATATCCAGGGGCTGATCGACGCCGGCGAGGCCGACGTGCAGATGAACTACAGCCCGGGATCGGCGACGGACATCCTGATCCGCGGCGCCAAGGCGGCCGGCAACCGCGCCTACAAGATCGAGCTGCTCGACGATGCCGGCGACATCTGGGAAATCACCGGCAACTGCTACGTCAAGGGCTATGAGCGCGAGATCCCGATCGACGACCGGATGACCGCGACGATGACGGTGCGCTTCGCCGGCGCGTCCGAAGAAGCGGCGGCGGCATAATGGCCAATCCGCTGCGCGGCGAAGCCGAGATCGTCGTCGATGGCGCCAGCCTGAAGCTGGTGATCGACGTGAACGCGCTGGTCGAGGTCGAGGATGCGACCGGGATGGACGTCACGAGCCTGAGCAAGGCGCTGTCGGCCAAGCCCGGTTTCAAGCTGATCCGGACGCTGTTCTGGGCGGCGCTCCAGGCGCGCCATCCCGGAAAGACGGAGCGTGACGCGGGAGACATCATGTCGTCGATGGGCGTGGAGGCGATCACCGAGACGTTGACGAAGCTGTTCCAGTCGGCGTTTCCGACCGCCACCAAGGCGAGTGCGGAGGGAAAGGCGAAGACGGTAGCGGCTGGGACTGGCTGAGCCTGTTCGAGACCTGGTGCCGGGAGGGCGGCGATCCCGACCGGTTCTGGCACCAGACGCCCCGGCTGCTCGCAGCCTTCTTCGCGGGCCGCGCCGCCGCCGCCGACACGCGGCGCCGGGAGGGGCTGAGCCTCGCATGGCACATGCAGGCGCTCGGCCGGATGAAGAAGATGCCCGGGCTGGCCAAGCTGCTGGCGGGGCCGCGCCGCCGTTCCGGACAGACGCCGGGCGAGATGCTGAGCTTCCTCCGGTCGCTCCAGGACAAGGGCGTGCCGATGACCATTCGTAAAAAGGACAAGGGCTGATGGGATCGGCGGTGATCGGCGCGCTGCGCGTCACGCTTGGCCTCGACACGGCCGCTTTCCAGAAGGGGCTCAGCCAGTCCCAGAAGGAACTGGCGCGGTTCGGCAAGCGGCTGGAGAAGGTCGGCGACGCCGTCGCCGGCGCGGGGCGCAGCCTGTCGGTCGGGCTGACGGCCCCGCTCGCGCTGGCCGGCGGCGCCGTCATCAAGTTCGCTGGCGATTTCGAAGCGTCGATGAACAAGGTCGCGATCTCGACCGAGGCGTCGGCCGGTGAGATGAAGGCGATGAACGACCTTGCCCTGCAGCTCGGCAAGGACACGGTGTTCAGCGCGTCCGAGGCGGCCGACGCGATGGACATGCTGGCGAAGAACGGGCTCGACGCGCAGACCATCCTTGGCGGCGCGGCGAAGGCGGCGATCGAGCTGGCGGCGGCAACCGGATCTGAACTGGACCCGGCGGCGGCGGCGATCACCGACACGATGCAGCAGTTCCACAAGACGGCGGCGAACCTGCCGGCGATCGTCAACCAGATCACCGGCGCGGTGAACGCGTCCAAGCTCGACTTCAACGATTTCCAGAAGGCGATGGGCGCGGCGGGCGGCGTCGCGGGCGGGCTGGGCGTCAACTTCGAGGACTTCACGGCGGCGCTGGCGGGCACGTCGGCCATGTTCGCGAGCGGCGAAGATGCGGGCACCTCGTTCAAGACGTTCCTGACGACGCTCGTCCCGAAGTCGAAGGAGGCCGCCGCGGCGATCCAGCACTATGGGCTGAGTTTCTTCGACGCGCAGGGAAACATGCGGTCGATGAGCGCGATCGCGCAGCAACTCCAGGAGAAGCTGGGCGGATTGAGCGAGCAGGCGCGGAACGACGTGCTGTCGACGATCTTCGGCACGGACGCGATGCGGACGGCGATCGGGCTGATGCAGCTCGGCGGGCAGGGCCTCGACAGCATTCGCGAAAAGATCGCGGCGACCGACGCGGCGGCGCAATCGGCGCAGCGGCTGAAGGGGTTCAACGGCCAGCTCGAGCAGCTGAAGGGTTCGCTGGAAACGCTGGCGATCGCGATCGGCCAGTCGGGGATATTGGAGATCGTCACCGGCATCGTGATGGCGTTCGCGAACTTCGTCGACACGCTGTCGGCGCTGGATCCGTGGGTGCTCAAGGCGGCGGTCACCGTCGGCGTGCTGGTCGCGGCGGTCGGGCCGCTGCTGATCGCGGTCGGGTCGATCGTCAACGCGGTCGGCGCGGTGATCCCGATCTTCATTGCCCTTGCCCCGGCGATCGGCGCGATCATCCCGATCCTGGCGTCGCTGGGCAGCGCGCTGGTCGGGCTGGCTGTCGCGGGCGGCCCGCTGACGCTGATCGCGCTGGCGGTCGGCGCGGTTTATCTGGCGTGGAAGAACTGGGACAAGATCTGGCCGATCCTGCAGAATCTGTACCAGGGCGTGAAGACCTGGCTGGTCGACAAGATGCGCGCGCACATCGAGTGGGTGATCGGGAAGATCCGCGCTGTCGGCGACGCCTTCTACGAGCTTTACGATCGGGTGGTCGGCCACAGCTATGTCCCGGACATGGTCGACGGGATCGGCGACGAGTTCGGGCGGCTCCCGGGGATCATGGTCGATCCGGCACTGGATGCAACGGGGGCGGTCTCGGGTGCGTTCGAGGGGATGGCGTCGGGCATCAACCGGACGCTGTCGAGCAGCCTGACCACGTTCCGATCGTTCAAGGAAACGGCGTTGTCGCTGCTCGACGAGGTGTTGCGCGGAATCGAGCAGGCGCTGACCAGCATGGTCGGCGGATCGAGCGGGTCTGGCGGCCTGGGCGGGGCGATCGCGACGATCCTCGGCGGCGTGCTCGGCGGCGGCGGGTCGGCGAGCCCGACGATCGACATGGCCGGGATCGCGGCGATGATCGGCCCGACCACATTGGAGCCGTTCAGCCTCGGAGAGGGACTGCCCGGCTTCAAGACGGCGGGCAGCTTCGAAGTCGGCGGGTCTGGCGGCCCGGACAGCCAGTTGATGCAGTTCTACGCGAGCCCGGGCGAGATGGTGAACATCACCAAGGGCGAGCAGTCGGCGCAGGCGCCGGTCATCATCAAGCAGACTCTCAACGTCGCGGGCGGGGTCGATCTCGCGACGCGGACAGAGGTGGCGCGGCTGGCGGCGGCGACGCGGCAATCGACGATCCAGGCGATGCAGGACTTGCAGAGGCGGCGACCCTGATGGCGGATATCGAATGGCCCGAGGACATCGTCCCGTTCAAGGTGGCCTATTATCTTCAGCCGCATGTCGGCGGGTCGGAGAGTCCGTTCAACCGGCAGCGCAAGGTCTATGAACTGTCGGCGCCGCGCTGGCTGTGCCGGCTGACGTTCCGGGGCGGATATGACGGGCCGAACGCCGCGGCGGCGATGGGGGCCTATCTCGACACGTTCATCGTCCAGTTGCGCGGCGGCGCGAACCGGGTGCCGATCCACGACTTCCGCCGCCCGACCTGGCGGCGATCGAAGCATGGCCGGCCGGTGATCGGCGCGGCCGGGCTGGGGAACGAGGCGGCGCTGGCGGGCGCGACGAGCATCGTCGTCACCGGCTATGCGCCGCACAGCTACGCCTATGGCCGGGGCGACTATATCGGCGGCGACGGCCGGGCGCATCTCGTCCGTGCCGATGCCTGGGCCGACGATCTCGGCAAGGCGACGGTGAGCTTCGACCCGCCGCTGGCGGCCGACGTGGCGAGCGGCGCGGCGGTCTTCGAGGAGGTCACGTCGATGTTTACGCTGATCGGCGACGACGCGGGGCTGAACGAGACCGAGGTCGGCGACGCCACGACCTATACGCTGGACTTCATGGAGGATCTGAACAGTGGCACGTGAGCTTGACGAGGCGCTGGCGGAGGCGCTGGCGGAGCGGGTCGTCCGACCTTTCCTGGCGGTGCATATCGACTTTCCCGACCCGGTCCATGGATGGACCGGCGGCGGGGAGATCGCGTTCAACGACGCGGTGTGGACCGGGCTGGAGGGAATCGCCTCGATCGACCCGATCGGCGAAAGCACGGACGGGACGGCGACGGGATTTTCGGTGACGCTCAATCGCGTGCCGGCCGATTTCGCGGGCGACCTGATCGACCAGTCGGTGCGCGGCGTGGCCTTCGAGATATATGTCGGCGCGCTCGACGAGGCGATGCAGACGGTGATCGGCACCAAACTGGCCTGGCGCGGCACGCTGCAGAGCTACAAGATCATCGACAGCGGCGACACGCTGACGGTGGTGGCGGGCGGCGAGAGCCGGATGATCGACCAGCGCCGCCCGGCGATCAAGCGGTTCACCGACGAATATCAGCAGTCCAAATATCCGGGCGACAAGTTCTTCGAATATGTTCCCCAGCTCGTCGAGGTGTCGATCCTGTGGGCGAAGGCCGACCAGGCGTCGCCGCTGTCGGGCGGGAGCGGGAGCGGGTTCAACATCCCGGTCTGGAATGGCTTCTGATCCGGACTGGCCAAGACATTGCGGCGACCTGTGGCGCGAGCATGTGCTGCGGATGACTGGCCGGGACGTGTCGGATGTGATCGGCCCGATGCCTAGGCGTCCGCGCGAGTTCGCGGCGATGATGCGGCGGCTCGGCGTGCGCGACCTGGCCGGGGTGGTCAGCGCGGTGCACGGCGAGAGCCGGATCAATCCGCGCTTCGCGATACGGGGCGACGTGGTGCGGCACGGCTGGGCGCTCGGTATCTGTCGGGGCGAGCAGGCCCAGTTCTACGGGGGCGTCATGCTTCCGATGCGGGAGGTCGAAGAGGCTTGGTCTACGACCCGCTTCAACTGCTCAACGGCCGTTTTGGGCTTGGGAATGCAGGAAATTACGTTTCCGCACCAAGCATAGATTTTAAGTTCAGATTGCCCATCTCCAAGCTCTTGCCATGTAAGCGTGAAAGACAGGTCGGTGTTGGCATAAATTGCCCCCGGTGTCGAAAATAGTCCTGGCTCATCGACTATGATCTTGAACCTAGTATTTTCTCGCACCCAATTTTTTGCGGCCTCCCATTTCACCGCACAGTCCGGTCCGATCGTGCAAGACGTAAATGGTTTGGCTTTTCGTGACCAGTTAATCACTTGCTTTGCGGTTGCCGGATCTAGCGATGCCAATGTCGCCGCCGCGATCAGAGTTATCATGAATCCACCCCCTCTTCATTGAAGGAGGATATCATAGGCAAAATCGTAAGGGTTGTCGCCGCCGTCGCGCTGGCGGCTGCCGTTGCCTATTTCGCGCCGCAGCTTGCCCCCCAATTGTTGAGCGCGCTGGGTGTGACCGCGACGGCGAGCTCGCTGGCGATTGCGACAGCAGTCATAGGCACGACACTCACGATCGCTGGCGCTATGGTCATGCAGGCGCTGGCCCCTCGGCCAAGCGCCGGTCGGCCGACGCCGATCAACTTCCGCCAGTCGATGGCGAACAGTTGGATCGTCATCGGCAAGCGACGGGTGGGCGGGCTGATGGTGTTCTTCCATCCGCGCCCGGCGTTCGGCACGTATTATCGCTATTTCGTGTTCGCATGCGCCGGCCATCGCTGCAAGGGCGCGGTGCGGTGGTGGCTGAACGACGAGATCGTGACGGTCAACCCGACGACCGGGCTGGTGACGAGCGGCACCTATGCCAACAAGGCGTTCCTGTTCTTCGACCGCGGCCATGCGGACGCGACGGCGTTCGGCCGGTTCGTCGCCGAATGCGGGGGGAAGTGGACCGAGGATCATCGCGGGCGCGGAATCGCCAAGATCTACGCGATCTTCGAGATGTCGAAGGATGTCGTGCAGGCGGGCATGCCGACGATCTCCGCCGAGATCGAGGGAAGCGACGAGATCGTCGATCCGCGTACCGGCGTCGCCGGCTATACCGACCTGGCGATCCCGGCGGCCTATTGGTGGATGGGGCTGCCGCGCGAGGAGGGCGGCTTCGGGATATCCGAGGACGAGATGCCCGACGCCGACCTGCTGTCGGCATGGACCAATATCTGCGACGAGGACGTGACGACGCCCGACGGCACGGAGAAGCGCTATACGATCAACGCGCTGATCGAGACGGGCGCGGCGCCGAGCGAGGTTCGGCAGACGTTCGTGATCGGCTGCGCCGGGCAGTTCGCCTATGTCGAGGGCCGTCACATGCTGCGGCCGGGCTACTGGAATCCGGTGTCGGTATCGCTGAGCGAAAGCGACCTGGCGGGCCCGATCGAGCTGCCGACGATGCTGCCGGGCGAGGAGGTGGCGACGGAGGTGCTGGGCAGCTTCTTCGACCCCGAGCTGAACTATCAGCCGCAGCCGGTGCCGACGCGCAGCGTCGCCTCCGCCGACAAGCGGCAGATGCAGGTCGACCTGCCACACTGCACCAGCCCCTGGCTGGGCCAGCGGATCGCGGAGATCATGCTGCGCCGCGCGCAGTGCGAGAAGCGGCTGACCTGGCCGATGAACATCATGGGGCTGGGCGTGGCGGCGATGGATATGGTGCAGGTCGATACGGCGCGATACGGCCTGTCGAACTATGCCTGGGCCGTCGATGGATGGACGATGGCCTCCGACTTCTCGGTGCAGCTGGGCCTGCGCGAGGAGAATGAGGATATCTATGCGGACATCACCTATCTGCCGCGGCAGTCGACGGCGACGCCGGACGTGGCCGACGTGGTGCCCGACGAGGATGTCGCGCTGCTCCAGGAGACGGTGACCACCGTACAGGACACGGTCACGGCGCAGGAGATCGTCATCGCGGACCAGGCGGTAACGATCGGGACGCAGTCGGCGGCGATCGCGGACCTCATCAGCCGGGTCGAGGCGCTGGAAACGCCCTAATCATCGGGAGACCGAACCATGTCGGGAAGCAATATGCCGCTGGCCTTCGGGCGGTGGACGGGTGGGGTGCGCTGTCTGCGCCTCAAGGGCATCGACCTGTCGGCGGAGGGGGCGGATGCGCTGATGCAGATCCGCTCGGCGCCGAACCTGCCCGACGGCGACGGGGAGCCGCTGCGCGAGCTGCCGCTGGTGAGTGATGGCGAGGGGCTGCGCTTCCTGGGGGTGCACCATGCGGCGGGGACGCCGACCAGCTTCCTGGCGCTGCGCGTCTTCTCGCTGTCGGACATGCCGGCGGCGGCGGACATCGGCGACGATATCGATCTCGCCCATGACCTGCACGTCAAGCCGGCGGGCGGGCTGTTCCAGCGGGTCGCGTGGGGGACGCTGCGGGTCGAGGCCGGGGTGACCCGGCCCGACGCGCTGCTCGCCGAGGACGGCGGATTCCTGCTCGCCGAGGATGGCGGGCGCATCATCGAGGAGTGACGATCATGAGAATATGGCTTCTGGCCGTCGCGGCGCTTGCCGTGGCGGGCGCGGTCGCGCAGCCGCTGTGGGGCGCCGACGTGAAGATATCCCAGTTTCCGGCGGCGGCGACGCTGGCGGGGACGGAGAAGCTGGCGGGTGTCCAGTCCGGCGCGAACGTCGCCGTCACCCCGGCGCAGATCGTCACCTATGCCGGCGCGACCTTCCAGCCCCTCGACAGCGACCTGACGGCGGTCGCGGCGCTGTCGACGACGTCGACCGGCCGCGACCTGCTGACCGCCGCCGACGCGGCCGGGATCCGCGCCAAGGCGGCGCTCGGCACGATCGCGACGCAGGCGGCCGGCGCGGTCAGCATCACCGGCGGATCGATCGCGGGCATCACCGACCTGGCGGTGGCCGACGGCGGCACCGGGGCGGGCACGGCATCGGGGGCGCGGACCAACCTCGGCCTCGTCATCGGGACGGACGTGCAGGCTTATGACGCGGATCTGGCGGCGATCGCCGGACTGACGAGCGCGGCGGACACGTTGCCCTACTTCACCGGATCGGCGGCGGCGGCGGTGACGGACCTGTCGAGCTATGGCCGCACCCTGATCGACGATGCCGACGCGGCGACGGCGCGATCGACGCTGGGGATCGCGGCGGCGGTTCGCCCGCTCGTCCATCCCGGCTATGTCGCGACCCGCTGGTATTGGTCGCGCGCGGCATCGATCGCGGCGGGCAGCAATCTCGGCGCGAACAGCCTGCGCTTCTCGCCGTTCATCGTCGAGCAGGCGATCACGATATCCGACCTGGGCACGCGCATCACGACGCTGGCGGCGGGCGGGAAGATCCAGCTCGGCATCTATGCGGCGGATCCCGCGACGATGCTGCCGACGGGCAGCGCGCTGGCGCATAGCGGCGACATCGCGACGGACAGCGCGGTGGCGGTGTCGGGCGACATCGACGGCGCCGACGTGACCCTGCAGCCGGGGCTCCATTGGGCGGCGCTGATGGTCGACAACGGCACGGCCGTCGCGACGGCGTGGAGCACGGCGAGCACGGCGACGGGGCATCAGGTCGGCGCGACCTCGATGGCCAATCTCAGCACGAGCGCGGCGCGCGGCGACCTGAGCTATTATGTCGGGTCGATCACCTTCGGCACCTGGCCGAGCATCGCATCGGTGACGCTGGTCGAAGGGGCGGCGGTGCCGGAGACGGCGATCGCGTTCAAGGTCTCGGCGCTTCCCTGACCGATCATAGAAAGGGAGGGCCGCCGGATGGCCGGATATCTGCGCCTCGAGGTGGACCGCTATGTCCAGACGCATCACGAGCTGGCATTTCGCGGGTTCGACCTGACCGGGACGGGCCTGCTGATGCAGGTGCGGCTCTACCGCGACGCGCCGGGGGCGCCGCTGCGCGAGCTGACGATCGGCGGCGGCCTGACGCTGCTGTCGGTGACATGGGCCGGCACCGTGCCGACCAGCACGCTGCGCGTCTCGTTCGCCGCCAATATCTTTCCGTTCGCGGCGGACCGATCGGCGGACCTGGTGCTGGCGCATGACCTGCTGGCCGCCCCGCCCGGCCGCGATGCCGAGCCCTGGCTGGCCGGCGATCTCATCGTTCTTGGAGGAGTGACACAACATGGCTGATATCGTCGTCGACGTGCTGGGCGAGGCCGCGGTGGCCGCCGCGATCGAGGAGGTGGCGAACTTCCGGGATGGCGCGGAGGACTTTCGAGACTCCGCAGCGGATTCGGCCGCGACGGCCGTCGCGGCGGCGGGCGCGCTGTTCAGCGCCTGGGGGCCAAAGGCGGTTTCCGTGCCGGCGTACCCGAATGCCATTATCAAGCGGATGGTCCTGTGGGGCGCCAAGAGCAGCACGCGCGACCTGTATGTCTCCTTCGTCCAGACCTCGACGTCCCAGATCCGGGTAGACGTCTCGGACCCGGCCTGGGGTGACCAGATCGGCTTTTTTCAGGTCGTCACGCCTGACTATTCCAGCGGCGGCGCGAACCTTCCCGATCGCATTCCCTTCACGGGACTGGACCCGCTCAGCACTTTGCCGTCCGGCGATCCGGATGGGGCGAACTATACGGGGATCGAGGGCTATCTCGAGTTGAACAAAGGCGCCGTGGTGGAAAGCGGCGCGGCGTATCAGCCGACCAGCGTCGCCGAGTCGCAGATCAATCCGCTCAACGTCCACAGCAACTATTCGGTGCCGGCGCGGGTTCGCGACACGCGGCTCTGGCAATATCCCGATGTGATCGAGGCGGGGCCGGGGCGGACCTACACGACGCCGCGCGCGGCGGTGGAGGCGCTGTATGACGGGGCCTCGCTGGCGGCGCTGGCGGCAGCCCCGCTCGGCATCCTTTTTCAGCCCAAGAGCCTTCGGGCGACGCCCCTCAATCCGGTTCTCATCGTGATCGACGTGCCGGATGCGGGCAGCCCGATGCTGCCCTGGCAGGACGTGAACCTCCACCTGCCGTCCTCGGTTTCGTTCCTCTCGCGCTACCCCGGCGCGGTGTGGTTCGAGCATTCTGCGGGGGCCACGCGGCCCATCATCCAGGCACATCTGTCTCACCAGCTTGTCGATATCAACTGGCGCAATTCGGCGGCGGAGGGGACGGACTACGGCACGAACCCGCTCACCAGCTCGGCGCGCTATGCGATCCACCGCGACTATCTGCACAATTATCAGACGCCCGATCCGGACGGCGATTATGCGCGCGCGGCGATGCTCCAGATCATCGGCGGCTCGCTGGTGGTGGGGCCGGATGCCGGCATCCAGCCCTTCGGTTCGGCGATCCCGGTGCAGGACACCGTCGAGATCATGGACACGATCCTCGATCGCGAGAACTCCTATGCCGGGCCCTATGTCTCGGCGAACAACAGCAGCAACACGCATGGAGGCGGACAGCTTATCCTCCGCAACTGCTGGGACAAGTCGGGCCGGGCCAGCAATGTCTCGTCGGTCGCGGTGCAGACCAAAGTCAACGCGACCTATCCCAACTGGCTCGACGTCGATGGGTGCAAGGGCTTCACCCAAGTGACGCTGTCGCCTGGCACGCTGGGCAACTTCGTCGGCAAGTGGCTGTTGCGCGGCAACAACGCGATGACGGTGAACTCCACCATTCCGGGCGACACGATGGGCATGTAGCGGCCTGAAACCGTTCAATTTCCATAATGGAGACGACAGGCATGGCGAACGGGGGGCTTCCGCCGGAGATCGGGCCGGGGTGGATCGCATCGGCGATCGGGGCGGCGGGGACCGGGCTGGGCTGGCTGTTCCGCAGCCGCGCGGCGCGCAAGCGGCGGCAGGACGAGCGGCGCGACGCTTGGCAGCGCGAGCTGGAGGACTGGCAGCGGCGGATCGACGCCGGGCGGTCCGACTATATCGCGCAGCTCGAGCGGCGGCTGGGCGAGGTCGAGGCGAAGGAGCGCGAGCGCGAGGCCAAGGACGAGGCGCGCGACGAACAGCTCCGCGCGCTGCGCATCGCGTTCGAACTGGTCTCGGCCGCGCTGCGCAAGAGCGACGCGGGCAACCCGGCGCTCGGCCTCGCCGAGGATCTGCTGAAGGCGGCCTTCCCGATCGTGCCGGCCGAGCCGGCGGCGATCCGCGCGGCGCTCCACCGGCTGGACGGCATCGACCTCTGATTTCCCCCTGATTTCCCCCTCCGACGAAGACGAAAGGAAGCGACCATGACGCAGGCGTCGATGGCATGGATGGCCTATGCGCTGGGCCTGATCGGGGTGCGCGAGGTGCCCGGCCCCGGCAACAGCCCGGTCATCGCCGGCTGGCTCCAGCGCCTCCGCGCGTGGTGGAGCGACGACGCGACGCCATGGTGCGGGGTCTTTGTCGGCCATGTGCTGCAGCAGGCCGGGCTGCCGATCGCCAAGCACTGGTATCGGGCGAAGGGCTGGCTAGACTGGGGCAAGCCCTGCCTGCCGGCTTATGGCGCGGTGTGCGTCCTCGACCGGAAAGGCGGCGGGCATGTGTTCTTTGTGACGAAGATCTCCGGCCGCTTCGTCTGGGGTATCGGCGGCAACCAGGGCGACGCGGTATCGGAAGCGAAGTTCGACCGCGCCCGCGTGCTGGGCTGTCGCTGGCCGGCCGAACTGGCGCTTCCCGTGCCGCTGCGCCTTGTCGCCGATGGCGGCGGGCCGCTGTCGAGGAACGAGGCATGATCGCGGCGCGTGTACGGAAGGTCATGCAGGGTGACTTTCTGGGCGGCTTGTCCTTCATTTGCCCGGGTTGTGGCGACACGCACTATGTGCCGGTAGGTAGCGGCGGTGGCCCTCGATGGGGGTGGAACGATCGCCTTGACCTACCAACGTTCACACCGTCCGTTCTAGTGCGGTCTGGCCATTTTGTGCCGGGCCATGACGACGGAACGTGTTGGTGCAATTGGCCTGACAAGGCCGAGTTTCCAGATCTAAAATGCTATGTTTGCCATAGCTTCGTCACGGACGGCCGGATCGAGTTTCTCAACGACTGCACGCACGGCCTAGCCGGCCAGACCGTAGATCTTTCGGAGATCGTGCCATGAGGTGGCCTATCGTCATCCGCCTGCCCGCCTGGCCGCCGCGCGACTGGCGGCGGATGCTGGCGCTGTTCTTCCTGGCGGGCGGCGGCATGGCCTGTACCGCGCTGGCCGTGCTGCTGGCGCATATGGTGGCGGAGCGATCGGCCGGGCCGTGGGCGCTCGCCTATGCGCTGTACATGGCGCTGGGGCTGATCAGCATGGTCCTCGGCGCGTTCACCTGGGTGATGGGCCGGGCGACGTGGCACTATAAGGATGACGAGCGCGAATTCTCGATGAGCGGCGGCGACGAGGACGAGGACGCGGCGGACGAGG